TGGTATCTGATTGTGTTTCTGGTTCTGAAGCTGACACTATGGGTCCTAATGGATCAGTGTTAGGAAATGCGGAAGCATCTCTGTAACCTTTCCAAGTGGTACCATTATGATATAGTATGTCTACTTCATCTGTCACTGGTCGATACCATAGTCTATTATCTGCAGTAAGAGCAGTTGGGGCGTTTGCGCTGGCTTGATATGTTAAAACCTTCCAGAGTGTGCCTCGCATCACTACAGGATTGGTTGATCCATCTGTGGCATCGTCATCATAAAGATTTGTTGTGGTGCCTGGAATAAATCCTGCCAATGTTAAAAGATCATCAGTGTCAGTAAGTTTGATTTCTCCACCTAAATTGTGTGTGATCACTAATCTATTAAGAGCATCTACGCTTGCCACAATATTTGTAAATCCTGCAGCATTTATGGCAGCAGATATTGTGTCTGCATCATCAGCATTGCCAGCTACAGTAACAGATATTGTCACTGCAGGATTTAGTGTTTCACTATTGGCTATGCTTTCTGCTATGGTAAAAGTATATGTGCCAGCTATACACTGAGTGGTGATAATGCTTGATTTAATTATTGTTGCTCCACCTGCATCTTTTCTATTGATTATAAAATCTACTTCATCACTGCCATTGTTTGAATCTACATACAAAGACGCTGCGGCTATGTTCACGCCACCTCCTGCTTTGTCTAGATTATATATGGCTGATTCCCTGCTGTTGTACACAGGTGCACTGATGATTTCAAAAACATTAGTGGTACCATTGAATTTTTTCACTATGAATTTTGCCCCAAGATTTGGAGATGTAATTTTAATCCAAAGGGATCCTGTTGGTCTTGGATTTGAATCTGTATTTTTGTACAATGGAACCTGTGTGTGTTTTTGTATGGACACTGTTGGAATATAATATGTTCCAGCTGTGAATCCTAAACTTGCCAACGGTGTGCCTGCGGAATTAGCTAACACTATGTTGCTGGTGTTAGAAAATATTTTAAGTTTACTTGAAACTACTGCTGCTGTGACTCCTGCTATACCTGCAGCATTTATGGCGGCTGCTATGGCAGAGGCAGTACCTGCACCAGCTGCTATAGGAGTTCCATTAATTGTGAATGTGCCAGTTACGCCAGTGGCGTTTGACACTGTGCCGGTTACAGTAGCGTGACTGGATTTCCAAGCACTGGATCCAACTGCTACCCACGTTCCAAGATAATTTTTATAGTAGACGTCATTAAAAGTTGTGGTGGCGTTCACAACATAATCACCTATTTTTCCTACAGCACCTTTGGGTGCATTGCCTGCTGTTTCACCAACTAAATCTTCTACATCTGTGATCACTGTTGGCACTTTGTTTGTAAATGTTTGTCCACCTGAACTTGTGGCTGGAGAACCATTCCATTCTTGAATTCCGTACAATGTGTTTCTTATGTCAAACCAATAAGTGCCCGCAGCAGGATTTGCTGCTGGAGCATCATCACTGCCTGTGAGTTCTGAAAGATCACAATCTGCTCTCACAACGTATGCGCTATTGCTCACACCAAGGAAAGAATAAGCTGCCTGTAATCCGTATTCGTTAAGTTCTCCACCATGAATTGGATTATTGTTTGCATCTGTTTTGAATATAGGATCTCCAAATGTATCAGCTAGTTCTCTTTGTGAAGTAATTAAAAAAGGTTTGCCTGCATTGGCAGCTATTGTACCTTGTGCTGTAGCTGTGCCTGCTGCGTTTGTTTTATTAGATGCAGAGGTTACAAATATCATAGGCACTGTGCCTGGTGCTGGCGGTGTATAAAAACTTTCGTCTATTACTGTTACTTCTACGCCTGGTGATACTAGTGCTGGCATAATTTTTTCTCCTTTAAGGTGTTTGAATATATTTATTCCAAGATGTAAAAAACACGCCTATATGCAAGTGTTTAAAAAGGGCAAAAAAGGGCAGCTAAATATGATTATGAGACCCTTGTGTAGCAACTGTAAACAGCGTCCAAAGGCTGTTAACTACCACAAAAATGGCAAGGTCTTCTATAGAAAACAGTGTGAGATATGTGTCAAAAATAAAGGTAAAATTTTAGGCTTACCTAGGTGGCAAATAGCAGGTTATGTTAAAAAAACAGAATGTGATAAATGCTCTTATAAAAGTAAACACCCACAACAATTTAATGTTTATCATGTGGATGGAAACCTAAATAACTGCAGATATAATAATCTTAAAACAATCTGTGCAAACTGTCAAAGAGTGCTGCAAATACAAGGTTTCAAATGGACTCAAGGCGATCTTTTACCTGATGTCTAAGTTGTAAAATAGTTTCGTTATTCTCTATCACAGCGTCGAAATCACATTTAGCCCAAGCCCATTCACTGCAATGTATATCAGCTGGAATTATGTCCTTTAATTGATAGTCTAAAAACCACTGTGGAAGATCACCTCTTTTTATCCACCACACTTGACCTCCCACTTCTTTAATCATTTTGGCTTCATTTATAAAACGCACATCTGGTATGACCCAATTCATGTTAGGATTATTAAGCATTTTTTTCTTTGTGAGACTCACCCATATGCCATCAAAAAATCCTTGGCGCATACACTCTGTGCCAAATTTCTGCAGCGCCAGTCTAGGTGTGACTATACTGCCTACTTCATTACTCCAATAGGTATCAGGCAATTCGCGCCAATTTCTACTTTCTAAAGTTTTTCCATCCAGCAATTGTCTGTCCCATTCAAACATCTGCGCCACTGCATCTTTAAGTTTGTCTGCAAATGAAATTTTGTTAAAATTGCTGTGTTCTACAAGATATTCTGCCACAGTGTCTTTGCCGCTGCCTATCAAGCCGCATATGCCTATAATCATATCTGCTTATATTAACAGATTCTTATGCTTGTGTCAATTGTTGATTAGCCTATTGTGAAATGATAGCCAGTGCCACCTGCTATTTGTGTGAATAACTCTTGATCTAACTTGTCCAATTCTGCTTGCGCTTCGGTTTTTAAACTGTCACCGTTTAAATTGGTTCCGCCTTGGGGACCAGCCACTGTGCTAAACTTTGATCTTGCTTCACCCAACATGTATTTGCATGATGCTAGGGTATAGCTTTTCAACCATTCTCTTGCTTTGTAGTCTTGTATCAGTTGACTTTCAGGTTTATAGTTGTAGGCGTAAAGCAGCAATGTTTCGTCCGCTCTAGGTCTTTGCAATAGAGTTAAAATTTTTGTGTTAGTGTTCCATTTGAATTCAATAAAACTTCCAAACATTCTACCCACCAATTCTTGATACTGCGAGAACATGTTGTATGTGGCTATGCCACCCAAGTTAGAGCTGGCCAATAGGTAAGTGTTGGTGTATGCAAGATTAAATGGTTCGAACAATGTGCCACCATCTCCACCTCCCGAACGTGATCCGACTGAACGTCTAAAAATTTGTTTTACTTCAATTACCTCAGAGGGTAGAGTATAACTGTTTTGATCTATAATAGTGTTAAGAAACAAGTAACTTTCTTCTACAGAATTGTCAGATCTTTGCCTATATCTGCCCAGAGCTCTTGTTAGAGCAGTTTCATAATGACTTGGATCTAATTCAACTTCAACCATGCCGCCGCCCAGCATGTTTTTAACAAAATCGAAGATTTCCTGTCTTTGGGTTTGCAAATCGCTCATTTTAGGTTCCTATAACATATTTAGCGTGTGTCAAGGGCTGAATAAATATACGTATGCCAAGAATCAGCTTATACAAACCGGAAAAAGGGGAAGATTATACTTTTCTAGATCAGAACATAGCTGAAATGTTCACAGTGGGAGGAACCGACGTCTACGTGCACAAATATTTAGGACCTTTGAATCCTGATGAAGATGATGCCACTGCAGTCCAACCAAGATATGATGCTGTGAAAGAAACCAACATACAAGATTTACTTTTTTTAGAAAACAGAGATAGAAAATATGATCCTAATATCTATCATTTAAGGGGAGTGTATAATGTGTCAGATGTTGACTTTGATATGAGTCAATTTGGGCTTTTTTTACAGAATGATACTATATTTTTAACGGTGCACATCAATGCTTCTGTCAAAACTTTAGGTAGAAAAATCATGTCTGGAGACGTGATAGAACTGCCTCATCTTAAAGATGAGTATGCCTTGAATGATTATTCAGTGGCTCTCAAACGCTTTTACGTTGTGCAAGATGTAAACAGAGCATCAGAAGGATTCAGTCCCACGTGGTATCCTCATCTGTATAGATTAAAATTAAAGCAAATATTAGACAGTCAAGAATTTAAAGATATATTGGATTTACCTGCTGAAGAAGGCAGTTCAAATACACTAAGAGATGTGTTGAGCACTTATGAAAAAGAAATGCAAATCAACAATGCTGTGGTTGCTCAAGCAGAAGCAGATACTGCTAAAAGTGGATATAACACAAAAAGTTTTTATACTTTACAGGTAGATGCCCAAGGCAAGCCTGAATTAGTCACTACGGACACCAGTGCTTTAGATGCTAGCACACAGAATGAACTAGCAGATAGAATAAATCAGACTCCTGATAGGGACGGATATCAAGGATATTTGTTGGGAGATGGTATCGCGCCTAATGGCGAAGTGTTTGGTTTCGGCATATCCTTTCCTACAGGACCAGCAAAGGGTGATTACTTTTTAAGATCGGATTTTTTGCCTAATCGATTGTTTAGATATGATGGTTTGAGATGGGTAAAACAAGAAGATGCTGTGCGCATGACTCTAACTAACAATAATTTAAGAAAGACTCAAAAAACTAGTTTTGTTAATAATACAGCTACAACCACCGTGGCAGGAGAAACCATAGATCAAAGACAAAGTTTAAGTCAGGCACTTAAACCAAAAGCGGACAATTAAAATATGCAATTTTTTTACGACGGACAGATACGTAGGTACATCACTCAGATTATTAGGCTATTGAGTAATTTTTCTTACAAAGATGGCAAAGGTATATTGAAAACTATACCTGTAATGTATGGTGATATCACAAGACAGGTAGGCACTATAATCAGAGATAACAGTGAAAATAAAATTCCTAGTGCACCTAGAATGGCTGTGTATTTGACAGGACTTGAAATGGACAGAACAAGAACTGCAGATGCGACTTTTGTAAGCAAAATAAACATTAGAGAAAGAGCATACGATGAAAATAATGAAGAATATCTCAATATTCAAGGCGCCAATTACACTGTTGAAAGATTAATGCCTACACCTTATACTTTAGAAGTAAAAACAGACATTTGGACTACCAATACCGAACAAAAATTACAGATTTTAGAGCAAATATTGATGTTGTTCAATCCTAGTTTAGAATTACAAACCACTGACAACTATGTGGATTGGACCAGTCTTACTGTGGTTGATCTGACCAATGTGGTATTCAGCAGTCGTTCTATTCCGGTGGGAGTTGAAAGTGAAATTGATATTGCCACATTAACATTTAGCACCCCTATCTATATAAGTCCTCCCACAAAAGT